CTTAACATCTAGCACCTTCTCAATTGTTTGACCATCCCAATTTTGTAATGTTGTATCTTCTTTTTCTACTTGAGCAGATAACCAGTTATCAGATGGGTTTACATACTTCAATATAATCTTATTAGCAATCTCACCATTACCTCGCATTGCGATATTTAAACTATTGTTAATAAAATCATCATCATCAAGTGTTTTGACGTTTGTTTGTGATTTAGTATCAATCTTCAATTTCCATTTATTTCCAGAGTGAACGATTTGTCCTCTACAAGTAGCCAATATGTCACTGACAATAGATTGAATGTTTGCTTGTTGAATTAAAGCAATATTACAAGTCCATCCATTAGTTGAACAATCTTGTTGTGCTTGATAGAATGAAGCGGTATCAATATCAGCATCATCAATAGATAAGGCATCACCAAGTAAGTCTAATACTATGTTGGCTGGGTTATTTGAATAAGATAATGCTGTGCTGATTGTATTGGCATCAGTCATTGTTCTAATCTTCTTGCCTTTTACCTCAACAACAATATTATCTAATTGAGTGTTTTTATTCTGGCTACCATCAAACACTTGGTGTATTAATAAATAAGCACAATTTGCTGGAATATCAACACTATCAAGACTAAGAGATGAACCAGTAGATGTTGAAAAAGTATCATTAGTCACCCAATATAAACTTTGAATATTTGTAGCTGTTGAAGTATATCCCCAATCAATATGGACATATTCCTCAGTCTGTTTCGTACCGCTAACATTTAAACTATTATTATCACTCGACCACATATCAACCATAGTATCAATGTTATGCCCAGCAAAGACAATCACCGCCCAATAATCACGGTTATAGCCATTAGCCGCATCGTCATTATTAACCGCATTATTTGTTGTTTGATAGATAATGTTTCCAGCTAACTTGTTCTGACCATAGACAATTGCCACTGGATTAACATTGGATTTTTGTGTTTGTAGTTTAATACCAGAATAAGAATCAACACCAGCCGTGTCACCAATATCGGGAGCTAAAGCAGAACCAGCAATAGAAGCACCGACTAAAGTAGCACCAACTAAAACAGCACCGTATGCCCAGATGTTTGTTGTTAATCCAGCTAATACTGGTGCGAAATATGCCAATGCTAAACCAGCAATCGCCTTAACCGTATCACCCATTATTAATCCTCATAATCAAACAACCCTTGTCTAATTTCTTATGTACTGTGCGTTCCATATCTTCGTTATAAACCCAATAGGTGAATTGATTAATAGCAACACCGACTGATTTACGTGTAAGCACTATATCGTCTTTTTTAGCATCTTTCACTTTTGAGCAAAAACTTCTAAAGAATGCGATATGGTCTTTACGACCTAAAAACCTCTTTTCATCTTTAACAAATAATTCCATATCTGCTTGTGTATATCCATTCCATTCTTTCGGCATAGAATATCGTAAGTTAAGATAGTTATACACAGTAGTAAAACAATTATTCATCATACTGTTTCTTGTCTGCCCCAATAAACAACATCAACAATAGCATCAACAATTGAAGTGAACTCGTTTTGGTTGTAGATTCTTGTCGGGAATGGTCTGTTCCAATAAGTGAACTTAGTTGTTAGCGATCCAGTCAATGCTTGTGATGTCGCACTAAACGTATCAATAACACCCTCAAACAATGTATAGGTGTCTTTAGTAACTGAACTGATGTCTAATCTTGGATAGGTAGTCGCTGATTCGTAATGAACTAAACCATAATCATAATTCTCACTGTCAAGCGTTTGTGATGGTGGTGTATAAATAACCCTAGTTATCTTTGCTGGATTGTTTCTCCATTCTGATGATAACGCAGTTGTTGATAAAGCACCATTCACATTGTCAATAGTGATGTTAATAGAGTCTGAACTCATTGCAAAATCTTCTGATAATTTATCAAAGCTAATTGCTAACGGTGTGTATTCATTAGTACCATCAGTTACAAATATATCGTGGTCAGTAAAGTATAGGATTTCACCAGATTCGCCCACATTACCGTCTAAGTCCTTATCCATATGAAATTCAAACAGATGTAATAATGCTAACTGATCGTCTGAACGTGAATTATTTGTTATTGTCTTACTCATAACACCTCTACAATATCTGCTTTACAAGAATACATACCATCAACACGCTTATCATATTTGAATGAGTCGGTCATAAAGACGGCTTCTGATTTACCAATAGTGCCAAACCCAAGTTTAGGTACACCGAATTTAGACATAATGCCACCACGCTTACGATAATATTTTAACAATTCCAAGAAGTCAGATTGTTGTAATAACCAAGATAGAGTCCATTTCTTACGCAGTCCGCCTTTATCCTTAATATGACGTGCTGATTGTCCTATATTTGAGAATATAGAGTTGTTCATATATTCGTAATCAATTTGGTAAGGTTGGGCATAATTCGCCATTAAAGACGTAAATGTGGTGTCCGTTGTTGTTACTGGTGAATAAGTTGATGATTGCGTGAATGCTTGTTGATATTCAGTAAAGTCAAAGAATACAGATGTTATTAATTTAACAGTACCAGTCCATCTTTGGTTTGCTGTGGCTTTAAACTTAAATTCTTTAAATGCCCAAACACTCGTATTTGCTGTACCTAAATGGTCGCGTCTTGGATCGATATACTCTAATGTTTCTTCACTTGTATTAGTTAGTTCAAACGTATTTGAATGACTAGATTCAAAAGAACTTCTTAAACTCTCAAAATCACTCTGTAATAAGTTTTTATAACTGATCGTCATCTCAATCGCTGGGATAGTATTGCTGACAATACGTTGATTCTTGCCAGAATTGAATTGTAACGCTTGACCTTGTTTAGTCCATTCTTCTACTTGAACGTGGCTATGATTCGCCAATAAAGTAGATGATAAGTCTGATAGTGCCATTAGATTGTTTGCCTAATTGTTCTACGAACAGAACCGTTAGAAGTTAATGATGCGTTAATAATACCTTCGATTGTATCTCTATTATTCACAAGATAATTATTAAATGAATTAGCATCAATGGCTTGTACGTTAAAGTTAATCTCAGCAGTTGTTACTTGACCAGCACCACCGCCAACAGCATAACCTTTATTCATTGCTTCAATGGATGCTCTATTCTTAGCCGCACCGCCACGATTAATAACAGCTTCACCAACTTGTAGTTTAGCTAATCGTTCATCTGATCGAACACCAGTATGGAATGATGGCACACCAATCATACCGCCAGAGTGTTTAACTTCTGCTGTACCAGTATGAAAGAAACCCAGTAAGTTTGTTGTAATGTTTCGTCTAATTATAATACGCAGCAAGTCAGCCATAATGGCATTTGCCATATCTTTGAATGAAGTCTTAACACCCATTGCCATATTAACAAAGGCATCTTCAAGACCTTTTGCAGCCTTTAATCCAACATTCGTTAGATTTGAATATTGCTTATTACCGTCTTTTACCTCATCAATATATTTCTTAAATCCATTAGTGATACCATCATAAGTTTCATCAAATGTTTGCCTTACCTTTTCAAATAAAGTCATTTGTGATTCTAATGCTTTAGCACCACCAGCACGAACAGTAATGATAGTTTTCTCAGATTCTTCTTGAATACCAAGTTCTTTATTAATACCAGCTAATTCTTTTTTATATTCTTTTAATCTCTTTTGATTATCAGAGCCATATAACTTTTCATCTTGTTCAAGAACGCTAACAGCCAAATCAAGCCATCTTTTACGTTCTTCATTAGTTTCATTAAAGATGCCAGACAATCCTAATACACCTAAATGTACTCGTTTTAATAGTAAGTCAGAAGCACCTAACAATTTATTGAATAATCCTAAAGCACCAGATTCGGTTGCTATCGTGACAATAGTTTCACCAAGCGATGTTAATGCTTTATCAATATTACCTATCGTTTCTTGATATTCTTTAAATGTGGATGAGTCCATCTGTCTTTGAGATTCTTCGACAACCTCATTAACAAGTTCCATTTTTTCAGTCCAAGATTTAGTCTTTAAATCAAGCGTACTAATTTCATCACCAAGACCAACATACTTTTGTTCTAATATATCAACAACAAAACCTTGTGCTTCGCCAGTCTTGGCTAACATAACAAGATTGTCGTGTAATGTTTCGGCATCTTCGTGTGGGAATGCGTAACCTAAAGCAATAGCTTGTTTAGCTAATTTACGCTGTGCTTCTTCGTTTAATCCAGCAGTTTTAGCAGATTTTAAGAA